TCCTTAGGTAATAATTTAAGAGTGCTTTAATTAGCGTTTATAGCTAAATAAAGTAGGAGTTATATATTATGTGGACGAATAGAGGTAAGCAAAGAATGTTCGAAGAGTTCTTCGAAGCTAGTAGTGTGTCTAATGACTTTAGGCTGCAATTAGCCTCAGCCACAGTTCCAACTGGAGGTGCCACCGTATGGGGTGCCGATGTTAGTAATACCTCTCAAGTGGTATTAGTATCAGCATTAACAACCGAAGCCGTTGTCGTGAACCCCTCGGGTTTAATTGTTCCTAGATCAACTACTTCCACTTCAGGATTTGATGTTTCTAGTTGGCTGCAAATAACACCTGCTGCAAGTGCGGCTAGAGCAGTCCTGCAAACTGCGGGAGATGTGTATCAGTTCTCGGGAGCTATCGTAGGTGCTAGATATGTGTTGCTAACTGAGTCTGTATCAGCGGGTTTCAATGCGAGTGACGCAGAAATATATGCTTGGTGGGATATTGGAGATGAAACAAATATAACCGTGGGCAATACATTAACAATCACTAATTTGTCTCTTCAAGCAAATTAACCGTTTTTATATTTAATTAAGAGTAAATACTTTAGGAACCTTTATATGAAAGTCATAACGAATACAAGTATGCAGGGTATCGATATCCCGTTTAGAACGGGCCAGGGTATCAAGCATGTTTTTCTAGCACCCAAAGAGCAAATTGAAGTTCCTGATTCCTGGGGAAGTAGAGTTGCGGAAAACTTAGTTCATCGAAGAATGGTTAAGTTAGCGCATCTCACTGACCCAACCCAAGCCCCAGTAATCAAATCACCATCTAAAAGGTTTAAAAGCCCAAAGAGTAATTAATCATGGCAATACCAACCAGTCCATCTGTTGTAGTTCTTGAAAATGATATTTCGGTATATGCTCCGAATGTGGATTCAAGTGTCGTAGGCTTAGTAGGCTTCGCTAATAAAGGCCCTATCAATAAGGCTACTCTCATTACGAGTCAAGAAAACCTCATTAAGTTTTTTGGTAGACCAGACACCGCCCTTCCAGGTCAAGGTCTTGAAGGTGCTCTTGAGATCTTGGAAGCTACTAATCAACTTTACTTTGTTAGAGGTATTGACTCTACTAAGACCACCGCTTACGCTTCGGCTAATGTGGCTGTAGGGGCTTCTCCTGCTGTGTATGTAAGTGGTTATGTTCCAGCAACTACTACTTCGTCAATCTACTACGCAGTTAAGAACAATGCGGGTAATCTTACTACGACGGGAACTGTTGATCTTGTAAGTTCTACGGCTAATACGACTAAGGCTCAAATCTTTGAAGCTGCTTTTAACCCTGCGGTGATTGGCTCACAAAATGTATTTACTTATGTAGATGGGACTGACGTATACTTAGCTTCCAAGTATGCTGGTTCCGGTGCTACGCTTCAAGTTTCTGCTGCTGGTGACTTTGGTTTCTCATCATTAAATATCAGTGGTGCTGCTAAGGCTACTGGAGCGTCTGCTAACATTACTGTAAGTGGATTTACTGCTTCAAACGTGGACTTGGTTGTTAACACAATTTACCCAGGTGCTGGATACAACCTCACTACTACTAATGCTGGCGCAACGCGAGGAGTTTCAATTGAAGTTGATAGCGTTTCCACTAGAGATCGTATAGTGGTTAATAACGATGGAGCGCAGGTTGAATCTTTCAGTAATCTTGAATTTAGCCCTTCTAGCACAGACTCCATTGAAAACATATTAAATTCAGATGTGATTAATAATCAATCGGAATACGTGTTTGCAGATCTTGAAAAGGGCGCGGCACCTTATGTTGCTCCTAACCAATTTGGAGCGCAGGTTACACTGGCTGGGTTCGGCGGTAACGGTGAAACTTCTGTTTCAGGAACTCCTAGGTTCTTAAAGGTTATTGAAGGAACGTATAGTTTAGCTGGTGGTGAAAGTGGCGGAACCACTGCAAGTAACTTAGTAGGCACTGCTGCTAATAAATCAGGAATGTATGCCCTTGATGATGATACTTTAAACATCTCACTTGGTTTGATTCCAGGAATCACTGACGATGCTGTTCAGAACGCATTCATCAGCCTAGCTGAAACTTCTAAAAACTTCTTCGCTATTGTAGCGGCTCCTCAGGGTATTGGTGAAGTTCAAGATGCTATTAAGTGGGCTAACGGGCAAGATGGGGAAACTCGGTCTGCCGCTTTGAACTCTTCTTATGCAGCAACTTACTGGCCGTGGGTTCAAGTGTTTAATCCCTTTGCATCGGCGGAACAATGGTATGATCCTTCGATCTTTGCCGCTAGGCAGTGTGTCTTCACAGACTCCGTTGCAGAGCCTTGGTTCGCTCCTGCTGGGTTTAGAAGAGGTCGCCTAACCAAGCCTACGGATACAGAGGTTCGCCTTAACCAAGGCGACAGGGACGCTCTATACTCAAACTCAATAAACCCGATTGCGAATGACTCTACTATGGGCATTACAATCTTCGGTCAAAGAACTACTCAAAGAGCACCAACTGCTCTTGATAGAGTTAACGTTCGTAGATTGATGATTTACATCCGTAAGGTGTTGCTCGAACTTGGTAAGCCATTCCAATTTGAGCCTAATGATGAAATCTCCTGGAGTCAGGTTGAAGAAGCAATCAACCCTTTCATTAGTGATCTCCTAGCTAGAAGAGCCATTATTGAGGGTGTTGTTAAGTGTGACTCAAGTATGAATACTCCTGCAAGAGTTGATAGAAATGAGCTTTGGTGCTCAGTGCAAATTAAGCCTACTAAGGCTGCTGAGACAATCGTATTCGAAGTTAACCTTACGAGTCAATCGGCTACTTTTAACTAATAAATATCATGACAAACCAATCAATCCTTAAAAACGAGATTAGAGGCACCTTCACTGCGGGCGCGGGTTTACCCAAAATTTCAACATCCCTTGACTCAGTTAGATCCTATCAATTTGAGTGTCGTTTTATTCTTCCAACTGGTGAGAGAAACTCCTCGCCGCTCAAACTTACTACTGCTGCAAAGCAAGTAAGTCCTATTGGAGGTGCAACTGATGATATTGTTGTTGATCGTCTAAATGATAAGGTTTACTACCCTGGCAAGTTTACACCAGAACCCCTTACAATAACCTTTGACAATCAATTGACACGCGGAACAACGCCTGCTTTGTGGAATTGGTTCACGACAACTTATAACCCTTTGACAGGGGATGGCGCACAAAAGATTTACGGTGGTTCGCAACGAAAGGCAAATAAGTTAGAAATCTTTGAACTTGACACCAACAGCGCACCTGTAAGTTACATAGGCTTATACGGAGTATTTCCTACGGGTATTAAGTTCTCTGAAAAGAACTATGCTACGAATGAGTTTTCTACCATCGAAGTAACTTTCCGTTACGACTTCCTTGATTACAAACAATTCGATTCGGATGGGGCCGGTGGGTTAATACGTAGAATTGGCAACGCGATCTCAAACCTCTTCTAAGAATTTGAGCGAGTGCTGTGCGGCTAAAGACTAGCCTACCTAAAGCTAAGTCCTAATTTCAACTGGCCTTCTTCCTAAATATATGAAGAAGGCTATTTGTCTATTATAAATTATGGATTTTTTCAAAGAGTTATTAGAAAGTTTTAGCAGGGTTCATGATAGGTCTTTGATACTATTAGAGTCTGAAGCAGTTGATCCTAATAGGCTTGAAGCCGCTAATGGTGTAATAGCCGCAGCGAATATAAGCACGGCAAACCCAAAGGCCATGGTTAATGGCTTTAAAGATAAGGGCACCGTGCCTTCGCAGATCCCTGTCATATTTAACCCTGATACCGGATCTTTATCGGTGAATAGAGCCTATGTTAATTGGAATGAAATGAACAAAACTATGGCATCTAATGATTCCAAACTTTTAAAAAAAGCCATCACCATGTTAATAGGATCAGAGGAGGGCGGTAATACCAACAAGACCAATACTGTAAGGCCAAGTCAGGCTGTTCCAGTAGGGGAAACTGCAAGGAGGGGTGTATTTAGTGATGATGAAGATGGGGGCCTAGCTAGAGATGCAGTGGTTGCTGCCTTTGTTAATATGGGGAGGTTATTGCCAGAAGCTCTTGAAAAAGCTGGACTAGATCCATCTAAATATGGAAGATTGTTAGTTGGAGCATACAATGACTCCTTTGAAAGTAAATTATCTAAAAGTAATAAATACCTAGTCATAGATAAAGCTTCTGGTTTTTTCAAGTTTGAGGAAGGTACTCTTGATAATGCTACTGTTGTTGGAGTAGCAAAAACTATGGAAGACATGTTAGATACACTGGGAAAGGGGGTCGAGGCTTGCCCAGGGGCTGGCTGGGAAGATGACCCTACTGGTCCTGTCAAGGAAGAGTATGAACAAACTTTCATGGATAATATTAAAACAACAAAAAGGGGTGAGATTGTTATTACTCCTGACGGGGCCGATATTTCTCAAAGTCTTGTATTTACAGACGATACAAGGGGAAGAAGGAGGAAAGGGTCTGGCACTATGAAAGATGTCATAAATAAAGCATTTGAATTGTGCGGGAAAAAGATACCTGTAATTAATATTCTAGACGCTGTAGGTGAAGGTGGAAGTTCGGATAACAATACTATAGGTACTGGTTACGAAATGTTTCAAAAGATAG